CTTGGAATACTTACTAACAGAGTACAAAGACCGCATGACTATGCTTTCTGAGGCTCTCGGTAGGGGGAACGCTACTTCTTTTGAGGAGTACAAGTATATATGCGGTCAGTTACGAGGTCTTGAAGCCGCATGTTCAATCATCATAGACCTCAAACAAAAAATGGAGCATTCGGACAGTGAATGATATTAACCTAAACGCGGCAGTAGATTTAAGCGCAATCTTGAATAAACCAGCCGAAGAAAAAGCCAAACAACTCCCACAGCCCTCTGGATATCACATTCTTTGTGCAATTCCAGACGTTGAAGAAGAGTTTGATAGCGGGATAATTAAAGCAGATACCACAATACATTATGAGGAGTTGCTTACAACAGTTCTCTTCGTAGTTTCTTTGGGGCCTGATTGTTATCAAGATAAGACTAGATTCCCATCTGGTCCATGGTGTAAACAAGGCGACTTTGTCCTTGTTAGACCTAATTCTGGTAGCAGATTAATTATTCATGGTAAGGAATTTCGCATGATCAACGACGACAGTGTCGAAGGGATTGTGGATGATCCTCGTGGTATTAGACGTAAATAAAGGAGCCGGACATGGCAACATTTGAAGCACCGAACGCATTTCCTGATCCAGATCAAGAAGAAGCTACGGGTAAACCCCTAGAGACAGAGTTAGAAATAGAAATTGAAGACGATGTCCCAGAGGAAGACCGTAATAGAAAACCAGCAGATCCCGAGAAAGTCAAACAACTAGAAGTAGAAGTAGACGATCTTGACAAATACAGCAAAGAAGCTAAAGACAAACTAATCCGCATGAAGCGGGTTTGGAATGACGAACGCAGACGTGCAGATGCCGCCGAAAGGGAACGCCAAGCCGCTATAGAAGCCGCCCAAAAACTCCATGAGGAGAATAAGCGTATTAGACACATGCTTACAACGGGTGAAAAAGAGTACGTTCAAGCGGTAAAAACCTCTTCTGAAATGCAACTTGAAATGGCTAAAAAAGCCTATAGAGACGCATACGATTCGGGTGAATCCGATAAGCTAGTTGATGCTCAGCAAGCATTGACCAAGGCAACAATGCAACTTGAGAGGGCTAATAACTTTAAGTTACCCCCTTTACAAGAAGAAGAATTTCAGGTACAAACGCAACAACAGTACCAACAACCATCTCAGCCTGACGAAAAGGTTATGGAATGGCAAGCGAGAAATCCTTGGTTCGGACAGGACGAAGAGATGACCGCATCTGCTCTTGGGCTACACGAAAAGCTTAGGAAGAGTGGTATAGTTGTTGGATCTGACAGATATTACGCAGAGTTGGACAAGACTATGCGAAAAAGATTCCCTGAGAATTTCGAGGAATCGCAGGAAAGCCAGGCTCCATCTAGGGAAGACAGTCCCAAAAAGCCGGCCACGGTAGTTGCTCCAGCTAGTAGATCGACAGCATCGAAGAGGGTAAGACTAACCACATCTCAAGTCGCCATAGCGAAGAGGCTTGGGTTATCTAATGAGCAATATGTCCGTGAACTTTTAAAAATGGAGGCCTAACAAATGGCTAATGCAAAACAACTTGACCGTGAAACGACAACTCGTGCACTCTCTGAGCGTCCTAAACAGTGGATGCCCCCTGAGTTACTTCCTGAGCCTGACAAACAGCCAGGGTACGGTTACAAATGGATTCGGGTTTCTATGTTGAACCAGGCAGACCCAAGGAATATCAGCACGAGATTCCGTGAAGGTTATGAGCCTGTTGCAATTGAAGAGCAACCTAAGTTCACACTGTTAGTTGATCCCGAAAGTCGATTCAAAGACAACATCGAGATTGGCGGGCTGTTACTCTGTAAGCGTCCGATTGAGTTTGATACCCAGCAGATGAAATATTATGCTGAGCAAACCCAAGCGAATGCTGATGCAGTAGATAACAGTTTAATGCGCCAAAGTGACAGTCGTATGCCTATTTTCAAAGAAAGTAGATCATCGACTAGCTTTGGTAAAGGCAATCAATAATTTGGAGATTTAAATGGCATATCCTACAGTATCGGCCCCTTACGGCCTAAAGCCTGTAAATCTTATTGGTGGACAAGTATTTGCTGGATCAACTCGTCAGTTGCCTATCCAGTACGGCTACGCTACCAGTATTTTTTACGGCGATTTCGTTAACCTTACCCAAGGTTTTATCAACCGTCAATCAGTTTCTACTGGTGGCGGCGCAGCAGGTATGGTCGGGGTTTTCCTTGGCTGTAACTACACAGATCCAGTAACTAAGCAAAAGCGCTTTAGCCAATACTGGCCTTCTGGCACTTTAGCTGGCGACGCATTTGCAGTTGTTTGTGATGATCCTGACACAGTTTTCAAAGCTGTTGTTTGCTCATCTGGAACTACTGTTGCATCAGCAAGTATCCCCATGATTGGTCAAAACTACCAGATGATTAACAACACTGGTAACGTCAATACTGGTGACTCTGCTAACGCATTGCTTTACTCTGCAACTTTGACAACAAACACATTCCCAATCCGTGTTGTTGACATCGTTCGTGATACAGCTCAGTCTTATTCTGCCGTTGGTAGCTCAACAACTACATCAATCACCATGACAACCGGACCTAACGGTAACGTGCTTCAAGGTGCTGACGTAGCTTATTTAGCCGCTAATGGACAGCTTATTGAGACAGGTTCTTTTGTTACCGCAGCTATTGCAGCCGGCGCAACATCTGGAACATTGAACGTAGCTCCAGCAGTACCAGGTGGCGTAACAGCTATCCCATCCGCATCAACCATTGTGTTTACAAACTATCCTGAAGTGCTTGTTAAGCTTAACTTCGGTATACATGAGTATTACACTGCAACCGCTGTTTAAGGAGTAACATAAAATGGCTATTTCACGCGCACAACTATTGAAAGAGTTGCTCCCTGGACTGAACGCATTGTTCGGATTAGAGTATGCAAGATACGGCGAAGAGCACAAAGAAATCTACGAAACAGAGACTTCTGAGCGTTCTTTTGAAGAAGAGACAAAACTGTCTGGATTCTCTGCTGCACCTGTTAAGGCTGAGGGCAATGCCATCGCTTATGACAATGCACAAGAAGCATGGACAGCTCGCTATACACACGAGACTATCGCTCTTGGCTTCTCCTTAACAGAAGAGGCTATTGAAGATAACTTGTATGATAGTTTGTCTGCACGTTACACAAAGGGACTGGCTCGCGCCATGGCCTACACCAAGCAAGTTAAGGGCGCTTCCACTCTAAACAATGGATTCAACGGCGCTTACACTGGCGGTGACGGTCAGCCTTTGTTCTCAACTGCTCACCCATTGGTGAATGGTGGTACAAACGCCAACACTCCTTCTACCCCTGCTGACTTGAACGAAACTGCCCTTGAAAATGCAGTTATCCAGATTGCAGCTTGGACAGATGAGCGTGGTCTTTTGATCGCCGCTAAGCCCAAGAAGTTGGTTGTTCCTCCAGCACTTCAGTTCGTTGCAACCCGTTTGCTAGAGACTGAACTCCGCGTTGGTACAAACAACAACGACATCAACGCAATCAAGAACAACGGTTCTGTTCCAGATGGTTACACAATTAATCACTTCTTGACAGCACCTAACGCTTGGTTCTTGACAACTGACGTACCTAACGGTCTCAAGCACTTCGTTCGTACACCGCTACAAAATAGCATGGACGGCGACTTTGATACCGGTAACGTTCGCTACAAGTCTAGAGAGCGTTATTCATTCGGTTATTCCGATCCATTAGGTGTTTACGGCTCTTATTAATCCGTAAATCCTAGGTTAAAAAGGGGCTCCAAAAGGGCTCCTTTTTTTATGCAAATTTATTTGACAATAGCTGAAAATGGTGTATTATTTGTGCATCTGGGAATTTCACCTTGTTGCCACTGGCCCAGCAGACGATGCAACGATTAACAAGGTAACTTTTGCATAAGGACTTATTGTCATGGCACGTTCCACATTTTCCGGCCCAATTCTATCTGGGCAAAATCGTTTTGGTCCCATTAGAGATGTAGGTTATACAGACCTCGTTCAAACAGCTCTTTTAGACTTCTCCGTAACATCTCCAAACACTACTAATTATGGTGGTGGATCAGGTATCTTTGTTGCGTCAAATAACATTCCAAATAGTATTGCTACTATTTACACACCACAAGCTGGCGTGTTTAGCAATAGCGGACCTACTAAAGCTTCTGCTCCTACTGCTGATGCAACTGGTACTATTTACCGCGGCGCAGTTTTCTATGTTCCTTATTCTTGCAACATCACTGATGTGATTGTTGATGTAGGTACATTACCAACAGACGGAAGCGTAACGGCTAACTCAATTCAGCCTTATGTTTCTAACAACTTTGCCACATCTACTGGTGTATACGCAACAATGGCTGCAATTACTTCAGCTACTCGCGGTACAGCAACATTTGTTGGATCACAGTTAACAAATGGTAATGCTACATTGCAAGACTTTCAGAATCCACAAGTTGGTACTGATCCAGCATGGTTTGGTCAAGTTGTTGTTACATTGAAAATTACTAATACAGGTTTGACAACCCCAACATCAGGTCAGATTGAAGTAACGATGCGTTACAACCAAAATGACA